CTTATTCCAGTCAATGGTGTGGTCGGTAGGTTTCGAACCTACAAAGGCTACGAACTACGTCAGCGCCCCGTCCCCATTCTGGACTATGGGTCCAGCGGGAGCTTTGCCAATTTGCTCACGACCACACTTGTAGTATATACTCTCTTATAGTAATAATGCAAATAAATTTTATTCAAAACCCAAGTTGTAGAACCTCTAAATGCATATATAACATAACAAGAGACAACTATGACATCAGAATCTATTAAGTTTGGAATTTTAGGATACGGCTACGTTGGTAAAGCCACCCATCTAAGTTTGCTGAAAAATCGACCAATCGTAATTCATGATCCAATATTAAACACATCCAAAACAAATTTAAAAAACTCAGAATATATTTTTGTTTGTATCCCTACCCCGACACACGAGGACGTGACAATTTTAATTGACGAAATACGATTCCTTATTAGACAAAATCCCAAAACACAAATAATTATACGCAGTACTTTACCAATCGGTACCTGCGATGAAATAGAGCAACAGTTAAAAATACAAGTTCTATATATACCTGAATTTTTAAGAGAGCGATTTTGGTCGGAAGATTGTTTCCATCGACCATTGATAGTTGGCCATAACAATGTTGTTATTCCTCAATGGTTATTGGATGAAAAAATTAAACAATGTTCTACAGCAGAAGCTGAACTAGTAAAGATGTTTTCTAATAACTTTGCTGTGATGAGAATAGCATTTGCTAATTTATTTTATGACCTGTCTCAAAAAGTTGGCGCAGATTACGAACAGGTTAAAAAACTATACTTTCAGATAGAGCATGATCAAACATATATGGAAGTTCCAGGACATGATGGTACTAGAGGGTTTGGCGGAAAATGCTTGCCTAAAGATCTCAACTTCATAATAGATTCCTTAGATAATCACGCAATAGATAACGATTGGTTTAAAAATATAAGAGAACTTAACAAAGAATGGCAAAAAAAGTTTTAATTACTGGCGCCGCGGGGCTTATTGGAAGAGAATTATGTGTTCAACTATCTCCAATATTTGAGGTGATAGGAGTGGATAATAATTTTAGGTATCCGAACTATAAACCCAGCTGTAAATTTATACAACAGAATCTCATAGATTACTTAGAATCAGTTGAAAATGATTTTGATTATGTTTTCCATATGGGTGCGATAAACGGGACCAAGTATTTTTATGACATCCCAAATCAACTTATAGATAACAATGTAATTTGTGATCTAGCAGTATTTGAGTTCATGCGTAAAAATGTGCATAGTAAATTGATATATGCCAGTAGCAGTGAAGTGGTAGCGGGCACCGACGAATTTCCAACGACTGAAAGCAATAACATTACTATTCATAACATTCATAATCCTAGATGGAGTTATAGATTAGGAAAGGTATTAGCAGAAAATTATCTAATGAACAGCACTATAAATTTTTTAATTATTCGATTTTTCAATGTGTTTGGAAAAGATTCTGGTAGCGGGCACTTTGTTCGAGACATATTAGACAAAATAGACTGCAATGATTATACACTGGTTGGCGGCGACGAAACACGATCGTTTTGTAGAGTCGAGGATGCAGTAGACGCAGTTATCAACATATATGACAAAGCATCAAAAGAGATTATAAACGTTGGCAGCGAAGAAGAAATAACAATCTTATCAGCGGCGTCAACTATTGCTAGACATAAAAATAAAAATGTAACATGGAATAGTATTCCTGGAAAGCAGGGCAGTTCTCTAAGACGTAAACCGTCATTAGACAAATTATTAAAATATTATCCGTCATTCAATCCTATGTTGTTCAAAGACGCAATCAAGGATCTATGAAGGACTTTCGAAAAATACCGTTTCAAGACATAATCAGGTTTGGACAACGAACAATGTTACAGCGTCCACTGTTTTCTGTGAGTTGGATCCTGGGCAGATTCTGTAACTACAACTGTTCCTACTGCTGGCCCTATGCTAGATCAGATCGAATCGATCATCAGAGTTTAGAAACCTACACCTCGACCATCGACGAAATCAAACGCCAGGCCAAACTGAATGGCTTTGATCAATTCCATTGGAGTTTCAGTGGAGGGGAACCCACGGCCTATAAACATTTAAATGATTTGGTCAAGCACCTACAACAGGACACAGTGTCTCCATACCAAAGCATACACATGACCACTAATCTTTCACCGGGATCCAAATGGTGGAATACCTGGTGTTCAAACACAGACATGCTGCAACGTCGGAGTATTACCGCATCATTCCATGCTGAGTTTGCCAAGGAACAAGAGTTCGGAGATAAGTGTCTTCAGTTGATGTATGAACTGGTGCATGTTACAGTGAATCAAGTAATGGTTCCTGAGCAGTTTTGGGAACTGTATGATCGCTGTGAGAGGTTAAACCAACGAGGTATAAACGTCACGTTGAAACCACAGAGTGATCCCACTGCAAGTCATGTTGTCAGTGGCTACACTGATGAAATGATTCAGGCCATGCAGACAGGATTCGTGCAGAAGGCACAAGGAGAAGAAATTTATCAGATAGCTCTGTATGAACAAGATGGCACTGAACATTTATTTGATCAGGCAGAACGCTTTAACTCATTTGGATTCAACAAATTCCAAGGTTGGAGTTGTAACAGTGGATATCAAAGTGTTATAATCAGAGGTAATGAAGTAAAACGATCATACAGCTGTCATGACATAGTACTAGGAAATCTTGAAGAAGGTTTCACATTATTCAATGAACCAACTCAATGCATTACTCCTAGCTGCGTGAGTTCTGCAGATTCAAAAATACCAAAATGCAAATAGACACCGAACATCTACACCACTGGATGCAGGCCATACGACAGAGCCCCGATCCTATGCGAACCATGGACGCATTCTGGAGCGGCCAATTAAAAAGCAAAGAGTGGTTGATTCAAAATTTAAGACATCACGTGAACAAATTTGTTACCATAGACATACACGGCGGATGGGTAGGAGTATTGGCCAGCATGCTGTTTCAAAGTGATGTTCCTGTAAAGAATATTCGCAGCGTTGATGTAGATCCTGCATGCGAACCTATTGCTGTGAACATGAACAAGATAGAAGAGATGGTGGGAAAGTTTCGTGCAGTCACCGCAGACATGTGTGCTATTCGCAGCGATGCCGATGTTATCATCAATACCAGTTGTGAACATATCACACAAGAGCAGTATGATTTATGGCTGTCGGGTATGCCGCAAAACAGTCTATTTGTTTTACAAAGCAATAACTATAGCATTCCAGAGCATGTTCGTACCGCGCAGTCACTGGAGGAATTTCAAACACAGTGCGGCGTTGATGTAATATGGGCCGGATCATTGGAACTTCCTTTGTATACACGATATATGATCATAGGTAAGAAATAGTGTATACATTAACAGATATTAGAACAGTTCATTTAGAAATTACTAGTAGATGCCAAGCTAGTTGTCCTATGTGCGCCCGCAATATCCAAGGTGGTATCGATAATCCTTTCATGACGGTTATGGAAATTACTCTAGATCAGTTTAAAGAATGGTTTTCAGTTGAGTTTATAAGACAGTTAGATAGATTGTTCATGTGCGGCAACTTGGGAGATCCTATCATTGCCAGGGACACTTTAAAGATCTTTGAATATATTCGAGAAGTCAATCCTGACATTACATTAGGCATGAATACAAACGGTTCTGCGAGAAATTCGCAGTTCTGGGAAAAACTCGCCGAAGCAAGAGTTCATGTGCGATTTGGTATTGATGGACTGAGAGATACTCACAGTCTGTATCGTATAGGCACGGACTGGGTAAAAATAATAGATAATGCCAAAAATTTTATCACAGCTGGGGGACATGCCACTTGGGACATGTTGGTGTTTGAACATAACAAACATCAGGTTGAGCTTTGTAGGGAGCTCAGTGAGGCCATGGGGTTTGAAAAGTTTGTGTCAAAGAATACTGCTAGATTTAGAGACAAGCATCTTAATGTTTTGAACAAAGAAGGACAGACTATACATATTTTGTATCCTACCGATAGAAGTAAACAAATACCAGTAACCAAAAAATCGGCAACAATAAATTGTAAAGTAAAAAAGGAAAGAAGTCTATATATAAGTGCAACGGGCATCGTAAGTCCTTGCTGCTGGTTAGATAATGAATGGCAATCTCCTAGTAATCCTAATCGCATTGATTACATGGATAAGATAGGAACTAGACTAAGTTTGTATCAGAATACGTTAGAGGAACTATTTGAACAAAATGTTTTCACGGCAATTGAAAGCACGTGGGAATGTAATCCGTTAAAAGAATGTTCAAAACAGTGTGGCGAAATAGATCGATTCAATGAACAATTTAATTGAGAATATATGAGTAATAAGATTAAACAGTGGCAGGAAAAAATTGAAGCAGTGTCGGGTAGCAAGACGTTTTGTATACTACCATGGATACATTTTGCCACACGACCAAATGGAGATATGAGGCTGTGTTGTTCAGCCAATGCCAGCGGTGCAGGAGAAAATCATACAGTTGGTCTCGTTAAAAATGAAAAAGGTCAGCCAGCAAACTTTGGCCGTGAAACCCCTATGAGTGCCTGGAACAATGAGTATATGAAGGATGTTCGTTTAACAATGCTAGAAGGAAAGATTCCAGCGAGCTGTAGCAAGTGCATTGCCGAGGAATCAAAGGGCGTAGCTAGCAAACGTATTTGGGAAACAGGTTCTTGGATGGAAGATGGCATCGATGTTGAAGACCTTATCGAGCAAACTAAAGAAGATGGCACAGTTCCTGAAAAATTAGTTTACTTGGATTTACGACTAGGCCATACTTGTAATCTCAAGTGCGTCATGTGTAGTCCGCATGATAGCAGCCAGTGGGTAGCGGACCATAAAAAGATATACCCGTTGTTTCAGGCAAAGGAACTTAAAGAACAGATGTCATGGGATAGGAAAGATTTTAATAATAAGTGGCATGAGAATCCAGATTTTTGGAAAGAGATGTATGCACAGATTCCTAACCTAAAGCAGGTGTACTTTGCTGGCGGCGAACCGTTGATGATCCGCGAGCATAAGTGGTTCCTTGAAGAAATTATTAGACAAGGGTACGCGGACAAGATCCTTGTACGTTACAATACAAATGGACTACTAGTAGATGACGAAATTATTGAACTATGGAAGAAATTCAAAAAAGTTAAAGTGGGTTTCAGCATTGATGCTGTCGAAGACCGTAATTGGTATATACGCTATCCTAGTGATTGGGATACTATCGAGCGAAATCTTCACAAGCTGGATAACACGCCCGACAACATACAAGTTAGCATTGCCACTGCTATACAGATATTAAACATTAAACATCTGGCTGACTTTGCCAAGTGGAAAATTACACAGAACTTTAAGAAAATAAATTTAGAAAACACCGTTGGTGGAATACAAGCAGGTGGTGGCATCTTTAACATGCACCTGTTATACATCCCAACGTTTTTAAGCATTAGATTACTGCCTCCTGAAGATAAGGCAGAAGTACGGAGAAGTTTCGCAGAACTGGCTAATTGGTTGCATTCTAACTATAGACAAGATGAGGACTTTTGGAAGCAAAATCCTTACGGATGGAAACGCTGGCAAGCAGTATTAGACTTTATGGACGCTGAAGATCACACCTCTCAATTACCTGCCTTTAAAGAATATATTGAAAAGCTAGAAGCACTACGTGGCACAGACTTTAAATCTATATTCCCAGAACTGGCTCACCTAATATGATTACACAGGTTATCAATTCGAGATCTCCGGAAACTCTATACATCCAGTACATGATAGGTAACTTATGCAACTATAAGTGTAACTATTGCTTTCCAGGCAGCAACGAAGGCGATTTCCCTTGGCCAGATGTTAATTTGGTAATAAAAAATTTGGATCATTTAATCAGCACATATAAACAGCAGGGAAAAACTAAATTTGAATTTTATATACTCGGCGGCGAACCTACCATATGGAAGGATTTGCCTGTGCTATGTAAGCATCTAAAAGAGAATTATAACACAGTGATTAGAATCTCTACTAACGGAAGTCGTAGTATTAATTGGTGGTCTAGAAATATTGAATACTTTGACAGTATAGAAATATCAGTGCATCACGAGTTTTGTAAAGTTGATCATATCAAATCCGTAGGCGATTTAATCTATGCCAGAAACACAAAAGTAGTTGGTAACGTATTAATGGACCCATCGAACTTTACTAGATGTCAGGATATCATAGAAGAATTGAAAACTAGCAATTCGGCCTGGCCCGTTATTTCTAAGGTCGTACATAT